TGATAGTACAGTAGACTTTGTTTTATTCTATGCAGAAGAAACAGATAATCCTTTAAGACCCAAGGGTGGTACAGGACAAGCTGTTGAAATGGCTAGAAGAAAAGGAATTCCTACAATTAATATGGCTAATCCTAATTGGAGACAAGAGTTAGATAGAGTGTTGTCTAGTATTACACAAGCTCCTGTAAGTGGTAAAAAAACCATAAAAGAGTTTAAAGTTGGTGAACAAGTGCAAGATGATAAATATAATGTTTGGAAAATTATATCACAAGAAGAGTATGAAAAAGAATCTAGAATTGGAACTAAAGCTGGTGTAAAAGTTAGATTTATTACAAATGTAAATCCTAATGAAAACAGGAGACAAGATTTTTTAAATCCAGATTCTACAACGTACATTAAACCAAATTCTGTTAACACTTTAGGAGAAAATACACTAGTTCAACCTACACAAGCTGTAACTGGACCATCAAAAATCCAACCTGAAGGACTACCATCAATTGATAACAATAATCAAAATAATTGCGGATAATTATGGCAAAGTGTTCATTAGATATTAAGAAAGATATAATTGATAAAGCTGGAAACATGCTTGCACAAAGAGGTGCAGATGTTATGGGTGATACAGGGTATTTTCCTAATCCTTCAAAAGCATCAAAAGCTATATCTGAAGTAAATAAATCTTTTAAAGATATACTAGTAAAAGAAGGTGAGAAAGGATCTTTTAGCATTAACCCCTCAGATAAGCTTGTTAATGTATATTTTGAACAATATAAAACAGATGAGCAAAATAAATTACTTAGAGATGCTGCTGCTTTACAAGAAGAAGAAAGAAAAAGAGGAATGTATACAGAAGAAGATAGGGGTGAATTTTTTCAAAAAGAAAAAGCATCTGAAAGACCTTCAAATCAAGAACTAAATTCTAAGATTAATAAATTTCTTGCAAGTATAGGAGTATCTGTACAATCATTAGATGAAATAAGAGACAGAGAAGGAAATAAGCTTGATGCTATAGCTAAAGCAGACATGCTTAATAAGATCATTCAAGTGGTTAATGGTGAAGCAGATATCACCACACTTCCTGAAGAAGCTGCTCACTTCTTTGTAGAGATGCTTGGAGAGAATCATCCTTTGTACAAGGACATGTATTCTAAGATTACGTCTTATGCTTTATATACAGAAACAGTAGAGAAATATAAAAACAGCAAGTTATATAGAAACTCAGATGGTACAATAAACTTTGACAAACTTAAGAAAGAAGCAATAGGTAAACTTATTGCTCAGCATGTTATAGAAAAATTTGATGAACAAGAAACTACTAAAAGAGTAGAAGCAGCAAAATCTTGGTGGAAGAAAGTGTGGGTAGCTTTGTTAAAGATGTTTAATAGAGGAGAAAAGATAAACGAAAAATTAGACAATCCTTTTAAAGTAGCTGCTCAAAAAATAATGGAAGCAGATGTTAGTGATTTAAATTTAGAATTTAGAAGTGAAGAGCAATATCTACAAATGAGTAATGCAGCTGAAGCTAACTTTAATAAAGCTATGGCATTGCGTAATAAAATAACATTAGATGATGATATTGATCCTAAGACAGGTAAGAAGAAACATATTTACATGGAAGATGGTAAACCAATTGTAGATGCAGATGGTACACCAAGAAGTGTTAATGAAAATGTAGTGAAGCCATGGTATAAGAAAATGTTTCCTACAGATAAAAGATCTGATGTTCAAAAAGTTATAGATGATTTAAAAGCCGAGTATGGTATAGGATTACACAAAGACATAGAAAAAATAGGAAATAGATATGTTGATCCTGCTACAGGATTAGTACGTGCATCAGCAATTCCTGGTGATAAGTTAGATGTTAATGCTGAAGTGGAAAGAAAGTTAGATGGATATATAAAAGCATTAATTAGATCATATCCTCCAGGTACTAGATTTATGTTTGAAGCAAGAATATATAATTCAAAGAAGAACTTACCTGGAACTGTTGACTTACTTGTATTTTTAAACGATGGTTCAGCTGATATATATGATTGGAAATCTCAAGAAATTAGAGATGGTGAAACAGAATTAAAATGGTTTAAAGAACCTGCATATAGATTACAGCTTGATGAATATAAACAAGCTATAGAACAACAATTTGGAATAACACAGTTTAACAAAATAAGAGCAATTCCAATTCGTACAGAATTTAAAATGGGTAAAGTGTCAGGAGGTTGGGTTCCTCAAAATCTTAAAAATATAGAAATTGGACCATTAGATCCTGCGCTTATTCCTGAAAATAAAGAATACTTGCTTCCTGTTGTTGCAAAAGCAGAATCAACAGGCGATGAAAAATTAGATGAGTTTATCAGAAGACTTTATATTATTTATGAAACATTAGCAAATAAATCATCTAAAGAAAAAGATAAAAAGAGTATTGAATTAAACAAATTAAAAAAGACAATTAGAACACTTCAAGTTAAGAAGGATTTAAAAAACTTTGTGGATAGTGGATTAATTGAAATAAATAAATACTTTGACAAGTATGACAATAACGATATTGGCATATCAGAAATATTAGAAGCAAGAGATATTATTAATGTATATTCTGAAAGCTCTGTTTATTTAAGAGATCTTCTTAAAAAATTAAAAAATGAAATTGCAAATGAACAAGATGCTTCTGAAAAAAGAAAACTTGAGAAAATACAAGATGATTTTAAAACAATGAGCTTAAACGCTAAAGATTTAGTTTTTTTACTTAATGAAAGAGCTAGAGAACTTGGTGATGCTGAAGCCAAAAAGAATGGTGTAAAAGGATTGTTAAATCCTGAGCGTGTGATGGATTTATTAAAACGTAATTTTAGGGCTCTTTCACAATTAGAAACAGCAGCAGCTCAAGTGTTTTATAAAATTCGTAACAAAGCATTTCAAACTAGAGATTTAGAAATAGAAGAAACAAACACAAAACTTGCTGAATTAAAAACTAATTTAGAAAAATGGGCATCTGCAAAAGGTATATCAATTAGTAATATATTTGATGGTATACTTGATATTGATGCAGAAGGTAAAAAAACGGGTGACTTCTTAAAGATATATAGCGATGAGTTCATTAGATTAAAAAATCAAGCTATTAAAAAAGGAGACTTTGCTTGGATTAGAGCTAATACTGTTTTTGATTCAGAAGGATATTTAAAAGCATTTAAAAGATATAAAGAATTAGTAGAAGGAACAACATATAGTGCTGATCCTAAACTAGATAGAGAAAAGAAAGATGCTGCTATTATCAAATGGGTTGAGCTTCATAATGGTGAAAAGTCTAATGTTGCTGCACTACTCCCTAAAGGAAATTTTTTAAAGCCAAAAGATATTTGGTGGAGTGATAAATATAAGGATTTAAACAAAGCTGAGAATGCTCCTCTTAAAGCTGTATATGATGAGTTTCAACAAATGTTAAGAGATTCTGAAAAAGCAGGCATGATTGATTATGAGTTTGGTTTTATTCCTTCTATTATTAGAACTAAAATGGAATCTGCTGTTCTTGGTGATATGGGAAAAGCTTTTAATATGCAATCTTTTTTACAATCACTTACAGTTGACTCAGCTCAAGAATTTGGTCAACTAGATATTAACGGGCAACAAATTAAAAAAATACCTGTTTATTATACATATGAACTTGGTGCAGATAAAAGCTTTGATTTATTTAAAGTGTTTAGTATATGGGGAACACATACATCTAACTATAAAGCAATGAGTTCTATAGAAGATAGTGCTAACTTGATATTATACATTGAAAAGAATAAAGATGTTTTACAAACAAATCAATGGGGTAAGGTTAAACAAGGTGGTGAACCTGTAAAAAATAATAAAATTAACTATGAAGTATTAGAAAAATTTGTAAACTTTTATGTATATGGTCAAAAAATGGATGCAGGAGCTGACTTTACATTTAAAATTGCTGGAAAAGAAATATCAGCAACTAAATCATTACAAGCTGTATTAAGATATTTTTCAATTAAAACACTTGCTTTTAATCCTATATCAGGAACAGCTAACTTAGTGGGGGGTACAGTGAATGCATCATTTATTGCTAAAAAGAATATTTATTTTGGTGATGGTGATTGGGGATTTGGACAATACGCTTTAACATCAAAAGATGAAAAAGCATGGGCATTCATAGATTATGCAGGTATAGATCTTGAAGATCAATCTTTTTTAAAAAGTAATCAACTTTCTGTTAGTGGTGTTCTTCAAAAATGGACAGCAGATAAATTCTTTTTAATTCAAAGAGCAGGTGATAAAATTGTTACATACCCTGTATCAGTAGCTATGTATAGGTCTCACATGGTTGATGAAAAAGGAGAAATAGTTTCTATACGTGAATATGTAAAAGCTAAAAATAACTATAATAATATATACAATCTTCCTTCTCAAGAACGCAAAGCGTTAATGAAAAAAGTTCAAGATGAAATAGAAGAATATACAAAAAATAATTCTTTGTATGCTAAAAGTAAAGTGGTAAATGATAAGCTTGAAATAGAAGGTGTTGATAGAAAAAGTGATACATTTATTGAGTTTAGAAATAAAATAAAGAAAGTAAATAAATTAATATTAGGTAACTCAACAACTGAAGATATTAATTTAGTTAGAACTACAATGTTAGGTCAAGTAATAATGCAATTTAGATCATGGATTCCTGGTCTTGTAATTGAAAGATTTGGTGATTTAGCTTATGATACAGATTTAGAAACATACAATTATGGTAAGGCACGTATATTCTTTAAACATTTAATATCAGAAAAGTTTTTACCTCTTGTTGGTGAGCTTGTAACAGGGTTTGGAACTAATACAATTGAAAGAGCAAAAGCAAGATATCAAGAGATGCTTATAAGAAAAGCTGAGCAAGGGGACTTAAACTTTAAAGATAGAATGTCTGAGGCTGAGTTTGTTGATATGTATATTGGTAATCTTAGATCAATGATGCGTGAGTTACTAATATTGCTTGCATTCTTTAGTTTATTAATGTGGGCGAGAAGTGGTCCAGATAATGAAGATGAAGATGCAAAAAGTATTAGAAAAGGTTTTGCTAAAGCAGTGGATAAATGGTTTAATGAGGTGGCATTTTTCTATAATCCTACAGAGTTTAGAGAACTAATTAAAAGTCCTATTCCAGTTATGGGTTTACTTACTGATATAGGAAACTTTTTTGAAAATATAATTACAGAACTTTGGGGACTTGGAACTAAAAATGAAAAACTTGTTGATGAGTCGCATCCAATGAAATATTTTAATAAAATGATTCCTATTGTAAGACCTGTTCAAGATATAATAGGATTGTTTAATGAAGACTTTCGAAAAAGCATGGGGCTTAAGTTATAAAAAAAGGGGGAAAGTTAATTCCCCTTTTTTTATACTTTGTGTATTCTATATAAAGAAAATGATATTAAGCCAAAACCAATTGAAAATTCTTCAACTTGTTCTGATTCATTATCTCCTGATGTTCCTTCTTGATAGCTAAATCCTATAAGCATATGATTAATAGGAAGAAAATGTATTTGAAATTTGTTCTTTGTCATAATATTTAGTTTTAAAGTTTAAAAAATATATCTAATCTGAGATGGATTAAAGTATTCACTATACAGTTTAGTGAAGTCTTTTATCATCTCTCTCTTTAGATCATAACGATAACGTATATTATCTGGTGCGTATTGTGAGTCTTTAGCTTCTTGTATATCAGGTTTCCATAGTAGATCTCTCACTTGTGGAGCATTACGTTCGTGTTGAAATACATTATGTGTTAAGAATATACATTCACATTTTATGTTTTGTATACCATAACTTTTTATTTCTTCAAAAAGCTTCCTATACTCATCTAACCACCCTTCTTCATAAATAATAGGACTGAAATTTATATGCACTTCCATATATTTCTGTAGTCTAGGGATAGATTGTATGCGATCAGATATAAGATCTGTGTTAGGTTCTAGTACATTACTATACTTCTGAGGCATTAAGCTCACTCTAATTCTATGCTTACCTGGGGCTAAGTCATATGTTTCAGGGTGGAACATACTAGGATACTTAGTGGCAAATGTACTTTTTACTCTATCTGTATTATTAAAAAACTGAAATACATTTTCCTGCCAGTCATAGTGCTTACTCATAAGAGCCACATCTGTACTACATCCTATGTCTATGACATAATACTTATCATCTACTTGATTAGGAGTTTTAGGCCAAGGTTTATCTTTTACCCAGTTATGTATAGATTGTAGTATTTGACCATAGTTCTCATTTATATACACCTTATCGTGATTGTATCTACCTACATAACAATAACTGTTCATGCAGCCTCCTAAACAACCATAGATAAAATTGGGAGAAACTGCATCTGAGCTTCTCCCATTATCTTTTGTTGTAAGGGTTTTTGTTTTTTGATGTATTATCTTCATGGGGATAATGTTAATAGTAAACCAAACACAAGTCCTCCTATAGCTCCATGTAATATACCAGCTCCATATCCACGATTAGTCTTCTTCTCAAAGATAAATGAATTAACACCTGTATTTTGGAAATGGGGATTCGTATGCTTAATCTCCACTCTAGTGGTTGGAGGGACATATAATCGAAATTTTCCTTTAGTGTTTCTTTTTAAGATGCCTCCTTTCATCTTTGTAATTGCTACATACTGAGAATCAATGAATTTGATTTCATTCATTTTAATTCCTTTCTTTTCAACTATGGCATCTATTTTGTAATAAGCTGTGGAGTCTTTAGCTTTTGCACCAATTCTAATAGTGCTGTCTTCATAATATTTAATTACTTCAGCGCATTTAATAGCGATACTATCTGCCCACTTTTTCATTTTAGCACTATCTACATAGGGAACTGGTACTTCTTTAATAACAACTTCTGTTTCTTGTCCTATAAGAGCTTGTACCTCTTTTACTTTCTTGTTATACTTTTCTGTTGTTTCAAACAAGCGAGCTCTTAAATCTTTCATACTTTCTTGATTCTGAACAATTTCAGCATCTTTAACAGTGATAACATTACCTAAGCTATCTTTGATACGTGTAATGTCTTCATCGTATTTCATTTTTAATGTTCTAAATTCTTCTTCAGAACTACATTTATCTAATAGCATCATAAAAAGAATTACTAAAAGAGCAGCGATGATAACGCTTTGAAAATTAATTTTAAAAATCATAATATTAGTTTTTGTTCTTGTAAAATAGTTTCAACTGTAAATGATAATGATATAAGATCAGAAACATTTGCCACTTTATAATCAAAATTCCAATTATCAAGTGCTGTTTCTGATTGATGACTATTAATAGGTTTAACAAAAGGTCGATCAATTCTAATCATTAAACCACCTCTATCTTTAATAGCCTTGGCTTCATTAGGAAATCTAACATCTGTAATAATCCAATTGTCACTTTCTTTATAGTCTGCAAATAAAGCATTAACCCATGTGTTTTGGTGAAGACATTCTCTAAGTGCATTTGTACCAAGATATTGTAAAAACTCTCTCACCTTCATAGGTAGACCATGGATACGCCATTCATCACCTAGATAAGTGTTTTTATATTCTTGATCTTCAAACTTATACACTGGGATACCAGTGAGCAAGGAAGCTATTTCTTTTAGCTTCCCTGCAAACTTTTTTATTTCCCATTCTGATTTTTCTTCTAACCACCACTGATTTTCCATGTAATTGCTAATTACATCAATCGTGCTAATATCTTTAGTATTTTTAGCAATGTGGTATTGTATGAGACGACCAAAGGTATCTTTACCTGATCCACTATAACCTGAAAGTCCAATTAATGCCATATTAAAACAATGTTAGTTGTGTATATTCTTTGACACTTTCTTTTTCTATTTGTTCAATCTGTTTATAGATTTCTTCCAAATAATATTTAATATTAATGTCATAACTTGAGAAAGGAATAGACTCATCCAATTGATTTATAACTGTTTGCATCCATTGTCCTGCTTCAACTTGTATCTCTCTACCATCATTATGCTTTTTAAGAAGTTTGCATCCTCCCTTAGAAACATAATACCTTACAATCTTTTGAAGCCTTTTGACACTGAGCTCTCCTTTCTCTACACATGTTTCTTCAAACTTCCATCCAGCTTTAGCTTTTACACCAGCACAATAGTCATATATGTTTTGGTTTTGTTCTAGATATTCTTCAGGTTTTATACCATGAACAAAATAACCATATATAGCTTTGGGAATGATTAAAAAGCTTTTGTTCTTGTGAAACACTGCCACCTTTTTCTTTTCTAGATCTTCCCACTCAAATGCACCTTTACACTTAACCTTTCCATTTTTATGAATAGCAATATAGTTATTGACATCTCTAATAACCATCTTTTTGTATTCATCATGCTCAAGGTTAAGCTGTGTAAGCTTCTCCCACTTCTCGCACACCTTCATGTACAAAGGTACAGATTCTGTTGGAATCATCATCTCCAAACCATCTGTATTTTGCATTAAGGGTATACCATCAGGAATTGCTAAGGATAACATCTCATAAAGCATAGATAGTAGAAGCTGACCATTAATAGTTATCTGCATAGTCATTTTAGGATCATACAGAAAACTATTCTCATCACCTGTCAAACCATAAGTAGAATTTAGAATAATCTTATACACATAGTTTTTAGGATCAGTCTTAGGAAGCTTCTTTCTCTCTTCAAAGAACCATTCGTACAGCTCACAAAACTCTTTTTGAGGAAGGTGAGCTGGATGAAAACCATTCTTAATAGCTAGATTGGGATAGAAACTAGTTACATCTGAAGTCATAATAGTCCAACCTGGTTTAGCTTCATATACACCTGCTGATGTAGCACCATGAATACCACCTAAACCATAATCAGTCTTAACTCCTTTATACTCAATAGAATACTTAAACCCATCTTTCGTAGAAGTGATCACCTTATTCTTAAAATAGTTTAGCACCTTTTGAAACTCAGATGTTTCAAACTGCACATAAGGAAGAATACAGGAACCAAGATCAATCATAGAACGTTTTGTTCTGAGTTGTTTAATCTCAGACTTTTCCATTTTAATCTTGTCTTCTAAGAAATGTAAAAACAACTCCTTAGATATTCTAGGTTCTGAAGCTGAATAAAGATCTATACCATATTCTGCTGTAAGAGTTTGCCTAAGAGCTATCTGTTCTTTAGAATGCTTGAGGATTTGTTTAGTAGACATTACGTCATTAATACAATACTTAACAACAGAATTCAAAGTGTGAACATCTGTCACAGGTTCAAAGTGAGGATGTGGCATCTCTTCTACATTCTGCCAATCCATAGAATATTGCACCCATTTTAGAGAACTCATCTTAGCACGATTATCCCAGTGATTCATTTTAAATAAATCTATTTGTCTAATCTTTAACTTATGTGGTGAATACTTTTGAAACTCTCCTTTGTCTGTACGATCAATCACTTCTTGTGCAAACTTATATAACTCTTTAGCTAAATCTTCTCCAGAGAGTTTTGCAAATTTAGATTCATTATTAAGAATGTGCTGTGTGATTTGAGCATCGAATGCTAAACCATTATAAGAGATGTGCCATTCCTTATGTTTGACATTTCCTTTGAGAAAGGATATAAATCTAGGAAAGTCATTTGTCGATTTATTTATGACAAATGTCCTTTTAATAGAGTCATCTTTGTAGTGGATGAACACTGCTACAAAACAATTGCAGATAGTTTCGTAGTCCATCACCCAATGATTTTTCTTATCCATACATGTCATGTTCAGTTAAGCTGTTCCCCCTTAAGTTACAAATATAAAAAAAGGAGAGATATAAAATCTCTCCTTTCTATATTTTATTTTAATTTTCTTACAGTGTGGTAAGAAGTGATTTCTCAGCTACAGGTTCTGTAGTCATTAACGCTTTGAAATCAAAGCTATCTGCATTCATAGCTAAACGATCTACAATAGTAGCAATCTCTTCAGCATTTTCTATAAAATATTCGTAATACGTCTCAAGAGTTTTGCGCTCTTCTGCATAGTCTTTACCATTAGAACGCTTACCTACTTTCATAGGAACTACATCTCCCCACTCATTAAGCTTAGCCATCATATGCATTGTTTGCTTTCTTTCTTTAGAAATAAGAGCAAGCACTTTAGCTTGTGGGTCATAAATAGCTTCATTGTAAGGACATTCAAGTAGCATTGGGATCATTTTGAATGTCTTTTGTTGCCCCCAAGTAGAGGTAACTAACATCATTGAATTCTTCATAATTGTTTTTTTTGTAAATTTAATCATCTTTTTTTGAAACTTCCAAGTTTTCTACAACTAAAGTTTCTTTATCAAGATCACAAGGATCACATAGCTCACCTATCTTTTTAAGCTCTTTAACATCTACATCTAAAATTTTAGCGTAGTCGTCAAAGTATTTTTCAGGGTGGAGATAGCTATCCATATATTTATACTCTGCTGAATTTTCACCATAATAAAGCTTAATTGCTCTTTTCATAGTTGATGACAACTTAGAATATTTACCCAATAAAAAGTTAAACCAATCAGATTCATAAACCTTAAGATCAAATATGTAAAGTTTATAACCATCCACTTCAAGAATTCTATCAAAAAGTGGATTAGTTATTAACATTTGTTCTTCAAATTTCTTGAAGCTTTCGGAGTTATCTTCTTTAAATGTGCATATTAGTTTAACGTCATCAGCGTCTATTAAACCTTGAATAGCAATATAAGTACCATTAGGTGCTGCATAGCTTGTTTTTTTTATACCAAGGATGGGATATAAAAAGGATCTTGACTTTTGAAAATACTTAGAATAGATACTATTCATTGTTTTCTTTTTACAGAACGACCTTTCCTAATGCGAATTCGTATGGTAGATCGTATCTTTTGTTTATATAATGCCATTCGGCTTTTTCCAAGCATGTTAAAAACCTTGTTAACCAATCAGTTAGAGTTTTTTCACTTACCAAGAAGGGATAGACATTGAACATTTTATCGATTACAAGAAATCTAAATTGTACAGAATACCCTTCACTATGAATATAATGAAAAAACTTGGTTGAAACAAGAGTTGTGTATATCACAGCTTGCATCCAATAGTTATAATATTCAACAGACTCTGAAAAATCTTTTAACTCTTTACTTGTAGTCTTTAAATCGTTGATAAAAATAATTTTTTTATTATGATCAACAACTATATTATCTACAATTCCTTTAAGACCAAAAGGTTTTCCACTTATGTTTGCTGTTAAGGGAAGCTCGTTGTAAACATCTTTATTACTAAAGTCATTTACATTAGCTCCTATAAGCTCACATACATTAGGATCTGATTTAATAAGATCTACAGCTCCTTTACAGAAATTATAAGTGTCCTGATCTACAAGAGTTTTACCGTTTCTTGTCATAAGAAAATCCCAATATGATATAGCTTCTCCAGTGAGCACCTTATCTAATCTTTGCTCGTCTGTTTTTAAACTCTGATGATAGTTTATATCTCTTAGAATATCAAGAATAGCTTCAGAAAACTCTTCTAGTCTAGTTCTCTGATCTCCATTAGATGATAACTCTTTATAATGACTATACACTCTATCTATTACACTTCTAAGATTACCTGTTGGTAAACTAGAAGGGCTAATAATAAATTGATCATTAAACTTATTCTCTTCTAATAAAAGACAATGTATCACCTTACCCTGCACTAAGTGAGCATCAGTTTTTTCTTCTTTCATTTTAAGAACATAAAGCTGATGAAACACTACAGGGTTCCATAATAATTTATTAAGACTACTGTAAGAAAACTCAAATCGTTTACTATAAAACTCATCTTCTAACATCTTAACAGATTCTGTTACTAATTCTGTTAGCATTTTATCTTCAAAGAAATCATCTATTTCCATACATTCATTCCTTTTAAAAGTGTTTGTATTCTAGACGCAGTGTCTTTATCTTTTGTAAGAGCTTCTTCATACTCAAGAAAATCACATAGTATTTTAAACTTTTCCACTTGAATATCAATTAGCTCGTTATTAAGATCAACAACTTGTTTCATCATATCTTTGTGTTTATTTAATCTTTCATTTTCTACTTCTATGTCAAATTGCTGTTTTTCCCACATCTCTTCATTGGGATCTCTGTCGTTATTATAAATTGCCATTTTTTTCTTTTTTAGTTTTTAAATCATGACAAGTGGTGCAAAGCACTTGTAGATTATTCACTTCACAGAATAATCTTTCTACAAACCCTGGAAGATCATTAGCACAATTCAAAGAACCAGCAGGAACTATGTGATCGACATTGATTTTTTTCTCAGCAAACCAACCTTTACATTGGTTACACTGATACTCAAACTTTTGTCTTTTATTTGGGCCTTGATATGGTTTGCGAGATTTTCTCTTGCATTCCATAATAGGTTTCCAAAATCTAGACTTCTGTCTAAGTGCACTTCTAATGAATGACCAGAATGCACTCTCAGTCATAGTTCCTGCGTTTCTTGGTTTAGGAACTGTTGGCTTCTTTGGTTTTCTGGGTTTGCTATATGTCTTCTTGCGTTTCATTTATTTTTCTATTTAATATAGGAACTAGATGTTCTCTCACCTTTCTAGCACTATGGTCTCTGATACTATCAGAAACATCTTTACTCAAAGGTAGTAAAGCCACTTTAATAAAAGGATATTTTTCCTGATATTTTCTCATAGCTTCTATGCCTGCATTATCATTATCAAATAGAAGAATAATATTCTGATATTCATTTTGCCACACCTCTATATCAGATTGTGGTAGCATAGTGTTCTCAGAATCTGCTGCAATAATATTTAGCCCAGAAAGTTTTAAGGACTTAATAGACATTACATCTTTAAGACTAGAAGTGATGAGAAGATGTTTGTTGCCAGGTTTACATTGTTCTATACCCTGGATGTAACTCTTCACTTTTACAAACTTCTTGTCTTGGTTTTTGGGTTGGTATATTTTATAGAGTGTTCCATCTTTTCTAAAATAACCATAAATGTAAGTTCCTTTAATTTCAATTTGATCTTCATCTTTTGTCATAACATAATTGTCTAATGGATAGACGCAATGTTCTTCTAAAAGCTTAGAACCAATATTAAATTGTGTCCAATAATATTGATCTTTAGTTGTCCAATCTCTTTTAGTAAAGGAGCTCACTTTGAATTTAGAAAATTGTTTTAACTCTTTAGACTCATAACCACATCCGTTTTTGAGAATACAATCATTATATTCAAGTATTATTTTCTCGCATGCTTGATAATAGTTCAATCCATAGAGTTCTTTAACTAAATCTACACCTCCACCAGATTTACCAGATGAAAAGTCTTTATACCTATACGTATTATACTTGTTAGTATAAATACACATACTAGGTGTGCGCTCTTGATTAAATAATGATTTAATCTTTATGTGCTGTCCTTCTAATTTATAACTAAGTTTACAATAATGTTCAAATATCCATGTATCAGGTACATCTTTTATATCGTGTACTAAATTTCTAATTCTAAACATAAGCTTAAAAATTAAGGGGGTGTAAAAACACCCCCTGGACATGTTGGTTTTAAACTCTAAACTATAGATCAAAATCACTAGCAGCTTCAAAGCTCTTCACTGTTGTGCTTTGAGCCAATGGCTTATAATGATATTGATTATTTTTATCAAATGTATCAATCTCTGATGTTAAGTTACCGCAGAACTTAAACTTAGGAAGAGAAAGTTTAACAATAGTTTTACCGTTATACTCTTCTTCATTACCTTTCAAGAACCAATAAAGATCATGACCTTTGATGATTTCTGTAGCTTTTTCAACCCACTGCTCAATAGAAGTGATTTGATGCTCTTCAGAAATATTATCTAGTTGATCTTTAAGACCAAGCTTTTGTGCAATAACAACAAAGCGATTAAGGATTTGATTTTTGTTAATGTCATCTTCATTGTAAAGATCAGTCCAGATAGTTGCACTCACTCTAGAAGAAGGTCCTGTAAATTTAGGTCCTTCAGGATTAGCTTTATCAATAGCCCATCCCTCAAAGTTCTCAAGTGCTGGTCCTTCCAACACAAACTCTAACATTTTCTTACCTGTTTTTTCAGAATGCTTAACTGTTGCACTATGCACGTGAGCTAACACTACACCTGGTTGCAGAGATTTTGAAGGTCCACTGCTGCCTTTTACTTCTTGTCCTTTTGTACTAAACATAATTGTTGTTTTTAAAATGTAAATATAAGAAATTAATTTTCGTAATCCAAAATAGCTTGACGCACCATTTGCAAATTGTTTTCAATTTCCAAACTGTCAAACATTCCTCTAGGAGATTTGCATGTATTTTCTCCATTGGTTTGTGTTTCAAAAACATAGCGTATAACACCTTCTTTGTTTTTCTTCACTTTACCAAAGAGAACAATAGAAAACAAACCTTCTAATGTAAGCTTTTCATCAACCATTTTACCAATAGTCTTTGCTTTAAACTTACGTTTACCTTCAATGTCTGTTGCTTCCTCTGCGTGAGTGAGAATAAAGATCATAAGATCATCTCTAAGATCTTTTGGTAGCCTAGCTATTCTAGCTAAATGTGCACCTATCTTAGTAAACTTCTCGTAACCTTTCTCATCCACTTTATCAAAGAACTCAAAAGAAGACATGTATTGAAAATCATCAATAACAATGTTCTTAATCTCAGGTCGCTTCTCGCTTATATAACGAAGACATGCTTCGATATTTTCAGGAGCAGCTTTGTCATAAAGATTACCACCAGGGTTTTCTTTACTCCATGTTGTGTACTTTTTTCTCCATCCTTTGAAAGGAAGAGGTTTGTTAGCTACATTAATAATGAATGTTTCTTTTGGATCTAGAGCTTCAATACTAGTAGATTTACCAGCTCCTGATTCTGCAATAATAAGAATTCCTACTGCCATATTTAAGGTAATTGTTTAATTAGTTCATTGAGCCACTCTTTACCACTTACAGGTATACCCTTATGTATTGCTACATAATCTCTTATAGTCATATCACTATAAGGTGCATCATCTGTTATCTTTGTACTAAAGATCTTCATAGTTGAAGAAGACTCTTCTTTCATTTTCTTAAGAATACTATCTCCACTCATAACAGCAGCTTCTTTACTAATAGCCACTGAATGAGGATCGACTTTTCTTAGAACTTCTAATGGTACTAAATATCTATCTTCATAAATGGGATCAGGAATAGCTTCTTCTTTCTCAGAATTAGGAAGTCTATACACTGTTCTTTCTTCATCTGCAAAACCACTATAGTCTCCTTTTGCTATTTCAAAATAAAGACCTTTTGGTTTTTGAAATTCATATCCCATAATAGGAACAACAATAACACCTTCATGTCTAAAGATTTTCTTAATAGTGAAATCTGTCTCATTAATCTTAAGATCATTAATGAGAGTTCGATGATAGTTTCTTGCTCTTTGGAGCAACTCTTCTCTTTCTTTACTCATACTTGTAAATTTTAAATTTCTGAGCCAATATCGGCTGATGGTCTAATGGATCTACGTACATAAGATGTAGAGGTTGTACTTATAGGTTTTGGTATTTCTACTAATTTCTGTAAGCTAAACTCTGCTTGCATGTACAATAGCTCATTTTCGTTTTTGGAATTTCTAAGTTTTAATGGATGTAAATATACTAAATTTGGATCACACGGCAACTTATCTGGGCCATATTGTTTTATACCATTTATACCTGGTCTAGCCATTGCAAGTACAGCATCACTACCCTGCATAAGAGCATCGCCACCAAATATATCTGAGCTAGTAGGAAAATTAGCAATATTTCCTGGAGTTTTTCTACTTGCCTCATCTAATGTTCTGTTAAGCTGTGTAATCATCATAACAATAACAGGAAGCTCGTTTTTTAGTTCCATGAGCATCTCTACAGTGTTATAAAGAGTGTTAAGCTTTTCTTTCTCATCAGATGCTTGCTTAATAAGCCAGCTATGATCTATGGTGACAATCAGTGGTTTAGATCCCATATCATCATAGTAATAGTGGACATATTCTTTTATTTGTCTCCAATTACAGGGCTTATTGATTTGAATTCTAAACACACCTTTGTCAGCTAATTGTCTAGAGTGTCTTGTAAACCTCTCAATATGTTGTAATGCAAAGGTGCTTATCTGTTCCTTTGTACTTAACACTTGATTATAGTCTAGTGCTACTTGTGCAGCAAATTCTCTAGATGCAGATTGCTTGGGACCCATCTCAAACTGAAACTCTAAAATGTTAAAGTGTTGATCTGGATTGTGCTGATAGCTTTCTCTAAGTATTTGACCCACCATAAGAGTTTTACCTTGACCAGGTCTAGCTCCTATAGTGAGTAGTGATCCCCATTCTAGTCCGTTTAGTGTAGCATCATTTAATCCTAACCATGGAGTTTTAAACGATCTAATTCTACCATCTCTTCTATCTTTGATATACTGTAGACCTTCTTCGTATATCTCATGAATAAACTTAGCTCCACCTGGTCTATTAGTGTTTTTGATCATTCTCTACTATTTTTTCATTTAATCTATTCATAGCATAGTTCATGCCTTGTATAAAAGCATCGCTCATAAGATTTTTAGCTGCTAATACAAATAAGTCATGTCTAGTCACTCTTATTTCATCTGATAATTGAGTGGTGCATGCTTGATACATTTCATCGATTTTAGCTTGATTATATTCTATCATACCATTTCGTTTATTTCGTTTACAATATTTGGGTTATCTAATAACTGTTGACACGTATCTGCTAGTTTAGATGTATATCCTCCACTAGAATCTGTCTTTTTCTTTATAAAATAACTACTAGTTTGCATATACAAATAATCAGTTTTTGCGTATCTAGCTACATAATAATCTGTAGCATCTAATACAAGTTCCCATGTAAATTCGGGGTAGGTTTTGAAAAACCACACGAATTTGTCTTTTAGCTCATTTACTGTTTGTCTAGCTAGCTCACCTGATGGAAGACGTTTAGCAGGGAATATCTCCCTATACTCTTTAATCTTCGTCATGAAGTCTTCACCTAACACTTCAGCAGCCACCTTTTTCTTAGTTTTTACAACATAGATGTCTAACTCTTCTAGTATCTGCAAAGCTTTTGGTGTAAGTATGCCATCTTCAGATATCAATCCTTTAGATTGGCATATCATAGCTTCTGCATTTTTGTTTATAAGACTATCTGGTTGTATGCGATATCTACAGCAATCAAGAAAGTAGAGTTGGTTCATCGTTATCCTGTGTCTGATTGCTACATTCCAGAAGTTTTGAGTCATTTTTTTGTATTTTTTCTTTTATATATTCAAATATTTCAGAATAGATTTGTCTAAACTGAGGGTTTGTTTCTAAAAGATCTTTGGTAGTTTGAACATTATGCATAATAGTACTATGATCTCTACCTAATGCTCTACCTATCCCAACAAAGGAATGACCCATCATTCTTGCTATAAAAGAATAAATCATACGAAAATGTACAACTTCTCTATACCTTTTTCGTGTTTCTAATTTTAATCTTTCACCACTTTTAAAAGGCGTGATTTCATTAAACCACTCTCTTAAACTTTTTAGATTTACAGGTTTTAATTCATAATGTCCATCTTTTGTTGGATCTAATTCTTTGTGATTTCTAGAGATGACAACAGGCTCATAGCCCATCTTTCTATAGAACAATCTTTTGAATTCTCCAATAAGTTTGTACTCTAATTTCTCTTCATAATTGATTTCACTCATCAGCATTAAATTTAATTGTTTATAATAGGAAAAATCTTTAAAAAATCGTATATTATATTGTAATCTCCATAGTTTTTACAACATCAGCATGCTGTAAAGGTATGGTGTGGATAAGAAACCAACAAATTTTTTTTATGTAAACTTCTAACTTTTTTATCAATGGTTGCTCGTAAATTATCTGCTGTAGAACAAATAAAAGCATGGGTTTTCCCTATTCTTTTATCAATTTTTGCAACATATATCTGGCAAGATATAAGAGAGATTAAATCAGATGTTAAAGCATTAATGCAGCAATCAAACATTGATAAAACTAGAATTGACAACTTGGAGCGACATGTGTTTTCAAGAGGGGTAGTAACACCTAAACCAACAAAAAATCTACCAACTATACCTAATACTGATATGATGTTAGTTTGTAATGGATTGTGTATAGATGGTAGAAATAAAAAAGTATTTGAAACAGAGTCTGTGTGAAAAAGTTGTTTAAATATATAGAACCAATTTGGTTGGGAACTAACAACAAGCTTTCTATTAGAAGAGTACTTGCGTTAGTGTTCTCTGTAGATCTTGTAAGAAACACCTCTCACATTATACATAAGTGGGAGATGGGAAAATCTTACGCAGATGTAGCAATGCTACTTGGACTTGAAGCTGCTCTTATAGCAGCTCTTTTGTCTTTAACAACTTATTCAAGCTATGTAAGTAGTAAGATTGATAATCAACCACTTGCGCCACCTGCAGAATAAACTAACAATATGAGCAAGAAAAGAGCATTTGTACGTTATACAAAATCTGGTGAGATAGTTCCAGGGTCGTTAATTATTACTACCAATGGAGGCTACCCAGATAAAAGTTCATTGTGGCAAGAGGTAATTGCTGATAAGTGTTGTGGTGATGGTGATAATGGTGGGAATTGTCCTCCAATAACACCTTTTTGTACAGAGAACTGGGCATTTGAAAACTTTGATGGAACAACATTTAGAAATGGTGATCCTATTCCTGAAGTGACAGATGATGCAGCATGGGCTTCTTTAACTACACCTGCATGGTGTTATTATAATAATGATACTGCATTTGGAAGAGTGTATGGTAAATTGTATAATGGATATGCAATTATGGACCCTAGAGGTTTAGCACCAGAAGGATGGCGAATTCCAGTTTTAGAAGACTGGCAAAATTTATTTAATTGCATAGATTGTAGTCCAAACGATTTATTATTTGGACCAGGTAGTAAATTAAAAACATCAGGTTTTATTGATAATAATACGGGTTTGTGGACAATAGGTTTTGGAATTTCTTCATCTACTAATGAATATGGTTTTTCAATTTTACCTTCAGGGTATAGATCTACTGATGGACAATTTTTAAGTTCAACAAATTTTACAGGTATTGTAGCAGGTGGTAACAATTATGCAAATTTTTGGACACAGGAAGAAAATATAACAAATCCAGGTTGGGTTGGTTGTATAATTTTTGATTCACAATATCATAGAGTACAGTATCAGGGTAATGATAAACTCTATGGACAATCGGTACGTTTAATAAAAGATATATAAAAAACCTTAAACCATGATAAAAGAAACAGCAATTTACGGATGTGGATGTGGAAAACCTAAAGGTGGAACCACTAGACCAAGACCTACAACACTTCCTAGACCTAAAAAATAATTAGACATGTCAAAAAAACGCGCGTTTGTACGCTACACTAAATCAGGAGAGATAGTACCTGGATCACTTATCATCACTACTAATGGTGGATATCCTGATAAGTCTTCTTTATGGAAAGAAGTGACAGTGGATCAATGTTGTGATGGTGGTGAGTGTTTTCAACCTGTTATAAAACAGTTAAATTATGGGGATTTAAGTTTAAATGTACCAATTAATGAAATTGGTATTCGCATAAACTGTGGAGAATTTACTAGTGAAGTTTATATTAGTCACAATTATACTATATTTCTTCCTAATATTGTGTTTACTAGTATTAGTGATGTAATTAATTACTTAAATAGTGATTTTTCATCAATTTTAGGGTATAACATTGGAACATTTGTATTTAATGGATCAGATATTATACTAAATACAACTACTGAATTTACACTATGTCCTTCTCCATTTAGGATTGACTTAATTTTACAAGAAGCTTAAAAGAATAAAACAAATGAACCTACCTAAAGCATATCAATGGTTAGCTCAAGAACCTGCTCCTAGACATCTTCTTAAAGCTGTAGAGCTTTTTGGTGTTACAGAGACAGTGGGATCTATACACAATCCTGTTATTATGGGATGGGCTAGAGAACTAGGACTACAGAATGTATATACATCGGATGAGATTCCTTGGTGTGGACTCTACACTGCTGTTGTTATACATAGAGCGCAGCGTCCTGTTGTAGAAAAACCTCTTTGGGCTCTCAATTGGAATAATTTTGGTGTAAGAGTGACCACTCCAATGCTTGGAGATGTTCTTACATTCACTAGAAAATCAGGTGGGCATGTAGGTTTTTATGTAGGAGAAGATGATACAGCATATCATGTTCTTGGAGGAAATCAAGGAAATAAGGTGAGTGTAGCAAGAATAGCTAAATCACGCCTATCACAAGCTAGACGCCCAGCTTATAATTCACAACCCACTAATATTCGTAGAGTGTTCTTAGCATCTAATGGTGCTCTATCAACAAATGAAGCTTAAAATTTAAAACAATATGTCATGCCAATCAGAAGAATTAAAGCACAAAGTCCTGATCCTTATTTAGGAAAAATACAAGGAGACACAGAACTAGCACGTCTAGCCCATCTTAACTATGTTATTGATGCAATTAATAATGGTGGAGGAGGTGGTGGAGGATCTCTCACTGTTAATGGATTTTCACCTGTTAATAATTTAACAATTGAAGGAACTAGTGTTCAATCTTGGAGTAATACAGGAGAGATGACATTAAAAGTTATAAGTGAACCATTACCCTATAAAGTATATAGAGCTAAAATAGCTATGCAAACAGTAGCATGGCCTGGATATGGTTATTTGTATAATTGGTATGCTGTTACAGATGTTAGAAAATTAGAAAATCCTAGTGGTGGTACAGGACTTACAGCTCCTAATGAATGGAGAGTTCCTAGTGATACAGATTATGATACATTGCAAACATTTGCTGGTGGTAGTTCATCTTCTTTTAATAAACTTAAATCTACATTAACTTCTACAGGTTATCCTTTTTATGGATGGTTAAGTAATGGTGGAGGAACAGATGATTATAATTTTAGTGCTTTACCTGGTGGAGTACGTAATAATATTGGAGTATTTGCTAGTATAGGTGTTTATAGTGGTTTTTGGACATCAATATCTTTTAGTGCTACAGATTCTTGGGTATATAATTTCAATTCTCCAGATTTTATTAAACAAGCTTATGATAAATCAAATGGTCTTTCAGTGAGACTAGTGAGAGAAGCAACAGCTGGAGAACTTCTTCTTAATGATGGTGATACGTCAGATACAAGCTCTTTAGATCCTTATACAGGAAATGATGGTAAGACATATGTTACAGTTAAAATAGGAACACAAATATGGCTTGCTCAAAATCTTAGAGAGACAAAATATAATGATAATAGTGATATTACAAATTGCTCTTATTTAGGAGGTGATTCAGATAATGGTGTATGGCAATCGAAAGGAACAATCCAAGAAGGTGCTTGGACTGCATATCGATACTTTTCGGGAGGTATTTTTTATCCAGTAGAATACAACCCAACCAGTGTTAGACTATTCTACAATGATGTATTAGAAAATACATTAGATGGAGGAGTTCCTATTTGGCTAGCTTTTGATTTTTTAGGTAGCCCAGTATATACATTAACAAAAGGTCAAGGATTAAAATGGAATAAAACTCATATTAAAATCACTCCAGGATATGATGTAAGTGATTTTCCTACAATTAATGAAAGAAGTCTTTTAATAAGAACAGCTATTGAAGGAATTCAAGATATTACTTTTAGACCTACAAAAAGAGATAATACAGGAGCTATTACAATAGAAGATTTAAATAACTATATTCAATCACAAATTTCTTATGTTTATGTAGAAATATTAGAATACACTCCTGCTTATTATGGAAGTGGTCTATCTGTTGCTCTTGGAGCTTCTAATCTTGAAGATGAAGAAGAAATTGTAGCTCTTACATATGAAATAAATGGTGTTACATATACAGAAGACTTAGAAGCTAAAAAGCTTTCTATTCAAATTGCTAAAATATACGATCAATTAGGAATATTTGATAAATATAAAGTATGATAGAAAGAGCAGTGTATTCACTATGGACAAGTCCTATGGAAGGAGAACATGTAGGATTTAATACAGAGGAAGCGTTGTTTGATTGCTTTAAGCTTTCTTTACATTACACTAAACAGTGGTTTAAAGAAGTGCATTTGGTGACAGATGTGAAAGGAAAAGAGCTTGTAGAAAAACATGCACTAGAGTTTGATAATATAAACACTGATTTAGAGCATGTTATGAAAGGTGTTTATAAGAATCATTGGAGTTTGGGAAAGATACATGCATGTAAAATACAAGACAAGCCTTTCATGCATATTGATATAGATGTTATATGGTTTAAGAAACCACCACAAAGTATATTAACATCTGACGCAAGCTTTCAATGTGTAGAAGATCAAACACAAGAATATTGGTATAAGCTCTTAATAGATCACGCTGATAAACATTACAAAGACAAACCTGAATGGTTTAATTGTAAAGAGATAAAAGCATACAACTGTGGGTTTATAGCATTTAATAAACTTGGTATTATAAAAGAGTGGTGGGATGAGGCTATTAAATATATAAAATATCTTGATAATTCAGGATTTGATTATAACCATCACCTTTCTTGTTTGATATATGAGCAGTTTGCTATATATCATCTATTAAAACATAGAAAATATCGAGTGGATGTATTATCAAATCATCATCCAAGTTCTAGAGGAAAAGGATGGATTCTTGAAGATGCTGCTAAAGCATTAGGATATACACATCTTATTGCTGCTTCTAAAAGAGAACCAGATATAGAAAAAAAGGTGAAGAGAAAGTTAGAAAAAATAATGAATAACGAATTAATACCTGTTTAACATGTATCTAGATTCACAAATGTTATACTTATTAAAGAGTATAAACAATAAGGTGTGCTGTTTAAATAATGATCCAGTTGTTCCAACAGGTCCTACAGAGATTACATTTGCTCCTTCTACAGCACAAGATAGTTTTGGGAGATTGAGAACATCTTCTCCTCTTACAATGTTTGATTCTAGTCATAGATTTGATGATAATGATTTGTGGGCTACAGCCACTGCTACTGGTGGAACAGCTGTATTTAATGCTAACCAAGGTCTTGTAGACCTTTCAGTGGGATCTTCTTTAGGATCTTCTGTTATTAGAGAAACTATCAAAGTATTTGCTTATCAACCAGGTAAGTCACTCTTAGCTCTTAGTACTTTTGTAATGAATCCTGCAAAAAATTGGCTTACACAAAGAGTGGGATACTATGGGGCTAATAATGGTTTCTACTTAGAGCAAGCAGGAAGTACAGTTTCTTTTGTAAAACGAAGTATTGTAACTGGTGCATTAATTAATACACCTATTCCTCAAGCGAGTTGGAATGGAGATAAACTAGATGGAACAGGTCCTTCAGGAATTACACTTGATCTTACTAAAGCTCAAATTCTTTGGATGGATCTTGAGTGGTTAGGAGTGGGTTCTGTAAGAATGGGATTTGTTATTGATGGACAATTTATTCTTTGTCACACGTTCCAACATGCTAATGTATTAGCTTCTACATACATTACAACAGCCTCATTACCACTGCGTTATGAGATATTTAATACATCATTTGCTTCTAATGAAGTTGATACTTCTACATTAAAACAAGTGTGTTCTACAGTGATATCTGAGGGAGGTTATGAACTTAGAGGTGCACAGCTTTCTGCTGGTACAACCATCACTGCACCAAGAACTTTTGCTGTAGCTGGTACATATTACCCAATTATGTCTATAAGACTTAAATCTACAAGACTTGATGCTATTGTTATCCCAACAGCTGTTTCTCTTTTAGGACTAGGTAATGGTAAAAACTACCAATGGAGAGTGGTGAATGGTGGTGTTACAACTACTGGTGGATCATGGTTAACAGCAGCAGCCGATTCTTCTGTAGAATATAATGTTTCAGCTACATCTGCAACTGGAGGAAGAGTGTTAGCTAGTGGGTTTGTAAACTCCTCTAATCAAGGATCTCCATATTTAAGCATACTAAAAGAAGCATTGTTTAGCAATCAGTTAGAAAGAAATAGTTTAACAGGAACACCTTATGAGTTAGTTGTAGAAATGTCTGTTAGCACAACATCTGGTGGTGAAGGAGCTTATGCTTCTATGGATTGGGAAGAAATAAGTAGATAATATGACACAAGGAATATACGATAAATTAGAAGAGACACTTAAGTTGTTAACAAATATTAACAAACAGCTTTGTTGTGAGCCTACGCCTCCTCCTCCTAGTACCACTACAACTTCTACTAGTACAACAACTAGCACAACAACACAACCAGGTGAATTTTTTAGAGCTAGTTGGTTTCTTTCATTAGATTCATGTTTAAGACAAGGAGTTGTAGCACAAAGAAATGGTTGGTATAATGGTAATACAGTTGCAAGTATCGGTGCTAGCAATCCTAATTTTGTAAATATGGTGATTGTAAACTATGAAGCAACGGGTGGGGCTACTACAAGATTAACAAGATCTCTCAGAGAAACATCGTTATCACCATTACAATCAGTAAGTCCTACGTACACTACATTTGATACTATTACAAACGCAGGTCTTTTATCAAGTATAAAAGAAAATTATCAATATGCTGTAAAAATTATTAATAGTACATTTTTATCAACTAGAAATGCTGTACCATTTGTAAAAAGAGTGAGTTCTCCTAATGGATTAGGCACTGGAGTAGCTCATGATGGTTTATTTTTGATAGGAATTGATTTTGATGCAACAGGAAATGAACTTGAAGGATATAACTATTTATATCAACCGTATAATCAAATAAATTTACCTGGAACAATTACATTACCTTTTCCTTATAACTCATATTTTGGAGGACCTGCTACAGCAACTCTTTCTAATACTCCAATAAGTTTATATTCACCAAGTACATCTTGGGTAAATAATGTTACAACAATACCAGCATTTGGTATAACTATAAGAGAAAACTTTACAATACCTCCAGGATGGTAAAACAATAAATTATGGAATATAATATAGAAGATCAGTTAATTAAAGGAATGGAGTTTGGAGCATTAACAATTAGTGTTTCAGAAGAAACATTAATATCAAGTATTGCAATAAATACAGTGTTATTAGGTGTAAGTTATTATGATGGTGTATTAACAGTTAATCAACCGTTATTAATGTCATCATCTTCTACACCTACAGAAGCATATATAGATGATAATAAAATTTTAAAACTTAGATAACTATGGCACTAGGACTATACGAATTGATAAACAACATTAACAAGCAAATAAAATCTATTTGCTGTAAGGTGAACGCTCTATTAGATAGTGGAGCTGGTTCATATAAAGTGTATACAGCTTTATTAACACAGAGTGGTGGAGATACTGGTTCTGAAAGAAATGATGGAGATTTAATTGTAGGTGTAACATATACTATACAAAATTCTGGAGGTGATTTTACAAATGTAGGAGCACCAAATAATAATGTAGGAACATCATTTGTAGCAACAGGAACTACACCCAATAATTGGGGAGGTAGTACTTTAGCATATGTAGAAGGAGCTCCAGTAGTAACAGTGTTAGAGAATACTATTGGGAATATTTGGTTTACGTATAATGATGTTGGAGTATATCATATTAATTCTATTGGTTTGTTTAATGAAAATAAAACTTTTGTAACCATATCACCAACTGTTCAAAATTCTGGTGATTCGTTAGGCCAAACTATACAATTTGTTGGTGGGTCTGAATCAACAATTAATACATTAGTTATTCAAACTGAAGGAGCTTTACAAGATGGGATACCTAATAACACCCCAATAGAAATAAGAGTGTACTCGTGAGCAATAATAATTGTATATATTTTCACTATAATCCAGTAAAACAAGAAATATTTTATGTTGGTATAGGTAATGAAAAGAGACCACATAGTAAACAAAATAGAAATAATCATTGGCACAATATTGTTAATAAGTACGGATATAACATAATAATTGTTGAAAAGAATTTAAGTTGGGAGGAGGCTGTAGAGAAAGAAAAATTTTATATAAAACTAATAGGTAGAAAAGATTTAAAATTAGGACCTTTAGTAAACATGACAGATGGAGGGGAAGGTAATCAAAACATAATTATAACTAAAGAATCTAATATAAAAAGAAGTTTAGCTATGAAAGGAAGACCTCAACCTAATAGAGGTAAAAAAAGAAAGGGTCACACAGAAGAAACTAAAGAAAAGATGAAAAAAGCTAAACTTGGTAAAAAGATTGGTCCTCATAGTGAAGAAAGAAAAGCAAAAATGAGAGAGGCTGCTTTAAAAAGAAAAAATAATAAGAGTGTATAATTAACAAATAAAAATTAAAAACAATGTCAAAAAAACGCGCATTTGTAAGGTACAGCAAACAAGGAAAAATTGTACCTGGGAGCTTGATTCTCACAGCAGGATCACATCCCAATGGACCTTCTACATGGAAAGAGGTTCCAGCAGACTTATGTTGTGAAACTACAAGCATTTCTACTTGTACATTAACAAGAAATACAGATAGTTTTGTTTATCCTGCTACAACAGGAATAGTTTTCCAATTAGCTGGAGCTAACTGCGAAGGAGGAATAGGAGAATTTAATTATTTTAATATAATTAGTGATAATAGTGTAACAGTTAATAACATTAATGATCTAGTTCAAGTTTTAAATGAAAATTTTTCATTTTATGGAACATTTAGTGTTTCAGGACCTGAAGAAATAAGTCTTACTCTTTTAAGTAGTTTAAGTAATCTTTGTACATGTGAAATTCCAACTACATTATCTATTACAAATAACTAAAGCAATAAACACATAAATTAATGGCAAAAGGTAAACTTACAGACTCTAGAAAAATTACATTTGGTAAACGTAAAGGTGGCAAAGCTGCTAAATCACGTGGTCCTAAATGCAAGAAAGTGTCCCAATATCGTGGACAAGGTCGTTAATTCCTACCCATTTCTAGTTATTACAATGCACTCTTCTCCGTACCCCTCTTAGAATGCAGCTAGAAAAGAAACAAGCCCTCTTATTACAGAGGGCTTTTTGTGTTTCTTATTTAATTGGAAAACCATCTTCATTAATTCTTGTTATTTTCACTCCATCAAATATAACAACTTGATCAGCATCTACATATTGTTTTAATGCAGCAGCCTCAAAATGATGAAATCTACAACCTTTAACACCTATAAAGAAGGCTTTTTCTGAATAAATATTACATCTATCTTCAGCATCTGTAATAATAATAGCATTGTTACTATTTGCTTTTATATTATTTACCACTTTAGTTATCTCAGTGCCTCCATCAGCATCTAAAATAGCAATACTAAAATCATCTTGTTTATATTTTCTCACTCTTGTGTTAAATATATACACTTCATTTAGTAAATCTAATTCTTTCATTTTTAGAATAAAAGCCTTAGCAAAGTCTATTCTAGATATTTTAAACCCATCCTGTTCTGTACAAGAGTTACTCATAGATCCTGAAATATCTACGTATAAGTCTATCTTTCCAATAGATTTTGTTTCTTTTACATTGATGTCTTCTATAAACACCTTTCTTAGTTTGGGATGAAATTCTAAATAGTCATCGAGCCCAGCAATACTATCTGCATTAAATAAATCTTCAATGATTGTTTCTTTCTTAGCAGAAAAATAAGAAGTGCTTTTATCCATAAGCTTCTTAATTTTATCTTTTAAAGAGTTCATTGAAAATTTAATGTTTTTCATATTTGCTGCAGCTTCTTTCATAAACTCTGTTGAAAGTTTACCTGCACCATCTGGAGATGTACAGTTGTCAAATAGAATATCTTGAGTTTCTTGATCTCCTGCTTCATCTATTTGCTTACAAAAATTAGAAGCTTTATTCACTGCCTCTTGTAATTCTTTTTGAGCATCATCACTTTCAAACATACTATTCATCAAATTGTCAAACTGAGAATCATTTAGGTCATTAGAGTTTTCTAGATTTTTACGTAGGTCTTCTGCTTTCTTTGGATCTTCAAGAGATAGTTTAGTAAGCTGTAAAGCAAAATAGAAAAGAATATTTCTTGTAAATATTGCACTTTTTAAATTAGATCCTTCACTCATAATTTTACCTACAGGACTATTACCTTTCTCTAAGAACTTATATCTCATTTTATTTTCAGGAGTTCTATCTTCAAAATCAATTTTTTCTATTTTATGATAGTACATCTTGAATATATCATAATATAGATGTTCTGGAATTTTACTAAAATTATCCATAAATAGTTTGTGAAAGGCTTTATCTCCTATTTGTTTTGCAACAGGTAATCTATGAATAAATTCTTTGAGTTTTTGATACTCTTTTTTTACCTCATTAAAATCCCACATAAAATTTTTAACAATACTTTCTATCTTACTTTCATCTATATAGTGAACATAAGGTTTAAGAAGATCTGGTTTTTTATAGAATTTTAATTTAGAGAATAAACTTTCTTCTTCTTTATAATAAGATTGTATTTCTCCTTTCTTTACTTTCTCAAGAATAGTGTATACATTCTTATATTGTCTTCCTCCTGATTTCATAATAATTAATTTAAAAAATTAAAAAGGGAGTGTAGAAACACTCCCTCGTTTTGTTTCACTCAAAAATCAAAAATCGTGCTGTGTATTAATAGCGTTGTTTGCATGCTCTTCAACTTCAGCATTTTCTAACATACTATCAAATTCACTACTGTTAACTTTTCCTTTATACGCAGGATGATTGTTAAGTATATATGACATAGACATTTCCATCTCCATCACTTGAGACTCATCAATTTGACCACGTGTAGTGTACACATTAATCAAACTCTCAATCTCTGCAATTGCAAGTTCAAGTTGTTCTGATGTAGTGTAACTATGCAGCATCTCCACTTTGTTTACAACTGCTTTCATCTCTGCATTCATAAGCTTATTAGAAAGCTCACTACCTGCTGTAGAGCTAATCATAATCTGTGCAGTTTTAACAAGAGCTTTATCTACACTAATATCCCAGATGTAGCTAATAGACTTAGCCAACATAGGAACAAACGTAAGAGTTCTATCTGAGCTGTATTGATAACCCACTTCAAGATATTTTTCTAGTTTGTTAGTAGCAATCTCTATTGCAGATATTTCATCTTTGTTAGGAATGCTAATATCAAACTTCTCACGATATTCACGTGTACCTTTTTGGTAATACTTACTCATTTCACCTGCTGACACCCTACCCACTTGCATTTTAAGAATAAACCTATCCCAGAAAGGAGAGTTGGTTTCTTCTTTAGGAATTTCATTACAAGTGGCTACGAATATCTTCCATTTACAAGGAATCTTACTTTTACCATTGAATAGAAACTTCTCGTTCATAACGCCAAGCATTGCATTCCTAATTGCTGAACTAGCCTTATCCACCTCGTTAATAATTACAATCTCTGCATCTGCAATAGGAGCATTGATTTCATATTCATTCTTAGTAAATAGCTTACCAAGATCTGGCATACCTTTAATCTCTGATGCTTTAGTGCCTTCGTCAGTTTCTAGAATATACATTTTATTAGCAAAGTCATGAGCTGTCATAGCTCCATCTTTATTTAACCACGCTTTTGCATACTCTATAATAGTTTTAGTCTTAGCTACACCTGGAGGACCTACTAATAATAAAGGTAAACCTGTAGATTCTGCTAATGCTAACATCTTAAATACTTCTTCCTTATTAATTAAGGAAGTCTCAATTGTTCTTGTTTCTAATGCTTTACGTTTTGTAATAGATTTTGTTTTAGCCATTGTTTTAGGTTTAGAGATTTGCAAAGATGTTTGCTGCGTCATTAGATTCCACACTTGTTTTTCTGGTATCCACAGATACCATTGGTTGTTCCACAGGAGCTGTTGACCTGGTAGATGCAGATCTTTTGGTTTTATCAGTGGTTTCATCGCAGTCATCAATTACATTAAAAATAGTGATATTTGTTTCTAAGTCTTTAAGCTTAGGATGTTTTCTAATTGCTGCTATTTGTACAGCATTTGCTCCATATTTAGTTTCTATACTTCCATATCCAAGGTTGTCTTTTTCAAGCCATGTGTATCCTTGGTCTAATAATTCTTTAATTTGACTTACATATAAGTCTACTTTGTTTACTGCCATTACCAATTGATTTTAAATGATTTACCGTTATTTTTTTCTATAATCTCATTCGCTTTATTAAATACATCATTACAATCCCATTTACCTCCACTATAAGCAGCAGATGCTGGGTGCGATGCTTTTAATACATAATGATTGTTTCCTATAAGAGATTCCAGCTCTTGAGCTTTAGCTCCTAGTAGTACAAATATGATTCCACTATTTGTAAGACTAAGCATATCAATAATGTATGATATAAAGTCTTGCCATACATCATATTGACTACCCACTTTATCTATTTGACAGGTGAGTGCTGTATTAAGTAGTAACACTCCTTGTTCAGCCCATCTTTCTAAATCAGGATCTTGATGTGTTGGAAATCCCTGATATACAGTTTCTTCTATAGCTTGAAATATATTCTTAAGACTAGGTTGTGGTTTACCTGTTAAACTACAGCTAAATGCTAATCCATCAGCCACTCCTAAATGTGGATAGGGATCTTGACCTATAATTACCACTTTTAAATCATCTAGTTTACACTTTTCAAACGCGTTAAATACATATTTTAGGGGAGGAGTGAAACGTTTACCATCTTCTCTTTGAGCATATAAAGTGTTGATAATCTTACTAAAATCATCACTTTTTATAAAAGAGCGTAGTTTTACATCCCATCCTGTTCCTTCAAACTTTTTAATAAGTTTGTCCTTAATTTCTTCTAAATTAATTGTTGTTTGTTCCATTTTTACTTAGATTTGTAAAAAATAATATATGAGTGAAAAGTTAAAGTTTTTAAAACCAGATGTTTTAGTTGAAATAAAATTAAGCACATCATTTGTATCTAGACTTCAACAGCTATTGTTTTTTATTTTAAAAGATATTTCAAAAGAAAAATTAGAAGAGTATAAAACAATAATTGTTGAAAAAAAACAAACAGATGATGAAATTGTAGATCATATTGTTACCTTATCTGCTTTATTAAAAGATATTGAAGATAAAGCAGATGAACAAGGTCTTAGTTATGAATCTGATCCTAGCCAACTAGAAAGTTAACTTCTTCTCCTATTTCTATAGCTGCTTGTATTGCAAGTGATAGTTCTTGTTTAGAACATTCTGCAAATGATTTTGCTAAAAAGTATTCTTTACCACTCACTTCTCTAGCTATACAAAGTCCTGCTCTATCTTTTACTAATAGCTTCATATTTTCAGCTGTTTCACCTATATGCGTAGCTAAAGCTTTTATCATAGCATGAAGCTTAGCAAGTTGTGGAAGTGTGCCATCATCATGTGTAGCTTCATAAAAACATTCTACTATTTGTCCTTCCGGTAGACGTGAAACAAATAACTCATATTGTTTAGAAGAAGAAAGGCTAGCAAATTCTAGCCTTCCACTTTTCTTGACATATTTACCTACAAAATTTAAATCCATAATTACACCTTTACATCGTAATACATAATTTTGTCTTTGTCTAGATCTTTAAGAGCTTCTGTAACCCATTTTTCATCAACAGTTCCTGCATAACATAATATATGTATTGTTGCTGTTTCATCAGGATTAAGCCTTAACAATCTACCAATACGTTGATTAGATTTTCTTTCGTTTCCATAAGAGTGTAGTATAATTCCACTTCGTAAGTTGGGAACATTTACACCCTCGTTAAGCTGCATTACACAAGAAAGCTTGTATATATCACCTCTTTTAAATCTTTCTAAGTTTTCTTCTGAATCAGGATTATTAGAATGATATGAGTCTTTACATAATCTATCAGCTTGATCTTGTGTATTACAGAATATTATACATTTATCATCTATTCCTTGTAACAAGGATTTTGCATAACGTTCTTTTGTAGGAAACTCCATAATTGCTCTCATTCTCATTACAGCAGCAATTTGTTGTTGCTTCTTTGTCTGAGCATCTAACACTCTATAGTTCCAATATTCGTAACTCTTTACTTCTGATGTGTAAAATGATTTGTCTTTAAGTTTCACTGGTATATTAGCATCTGTAGAAAGAGCCATTCTATGTACAATTATGCGATAATCATTTAGAATTGCATCTTCTACAGCATCATCTGTAATATACTTATATCTAATAGGACAGAACTCTTTAACCATCTTACCCTTTTCAGAGTCTTGATAGCGTGGAGGTGTACCTGTTAGTCCTAGTATTCTACCAGGAAATGTTCCAAGAAAACTTAAATGTGAACTAAGAAGAGAATGACATTCGTCAAGAACGACAATATCATAGTTGTGTTCTTCTTTATGTAATGATAGATATGTAGTGAATTTAATACACTCCATCATATCAGGATCAATACCAAATTTTACAGCGTCATCTTGCCAAGATTGGAATATTGACAACTTTGGGGCTACAACAAGAGCACTTTTCATGCTCTTGTTGTCCCAAAAGTGCTTAAGATATTTAAGACCAATGAGAGTTTTTCCTACGCCCATTGAAATTGCTAAACCACATTTTTTATGTTGTAATGCAATATCAAGAGCTTCTTTTTGGACTTGCTCTCTTTTGTTCATTAAAATCCTAGTTTTGCTTTTCTAAACTGCATAGCAGCCTTCTTTGTTGCAAAATATTTGCTAACACGTTTTCCGTTCTTTTGGAAACGAACACGATAAACGTTGTTTTCTTTGCAAATGTTTGCAGAAACTGACATGTACTTTGTCATAATTGTTGGGTTTTATAGTTATTAATCAAATACACGATTAACAGTTTGATCAAAGGGGTTGAATTCTACCTGATTATAACTTCTATACTTACCTTGTTCAAATACCATTTTAGCATGCTCATCATGTGTGAGTACACCTAATGCTTTGAGTTCAAAGTCAATTGAGTTAAAATTTTCTTTGTAAAAAATATTTGATTTACTTTCAAGAATGTGTTTGTGACCTGCCACTTCACCTTCTCCTAATACAATACGTTTTGCTTTTTCCATAATGTTTAATTTTAATGATTTAATGATCTATCTATACCATCAGTGATATCATTAAGTTCATCACTAACTTTGTCTATGATAGAATATGCTTGACCTGCTTTAAAACCAGCTGCAGCAATTTTTTTCTCATTTTTAATTTCGAAAAGTTTATCACCTGCATTGATTAATTGATCTGTAAGACCTACAAGTTTTATATAAAGCTCTTGTAAATCATATACTTCTTTTTTTGCCATAATTTATATTTTTATTTAAAGCGACTTGTATCTATAATATTCTAAAATATTAATAACTCTTTTTACTAAATCTTCTTTTGATTCAATAGCTAATTGTATATAGTCTGAGTTATTTTCTAGTTCATCAGAAGCATTTTCAATAATCGTATTTATTAAGAGCTCTCTAATAGATTCTTTTTTCTTTTTCTTTTGTATAATTTTCTTTGCCATAATATTAAGTTTCTGAATACATTAAGTTGAGATATAGATCTTTATTTAAATGATAGGGTGTAATTTCTTCACTTTTATCAGATTTTTTAGCTACTATAATATCACCTTGTCTATAGATTTTTTCAGGATGAGTAATATCCAATCTAATAGTCCAAGCAATAGCACGTATAGCATCAAAATCTCTTTTAGAATCGTCACCCCACCATCTTCTTCCTGTAGCAGCTTCAGTGTTTACATAAATCCAATATTCTCTATTGGTTGTTGTACACCAACATCTTACAGCATATACAGGATTTGGTTCTGTACCCCATCTATCTTTTTCAAAGAGCTTTTTACCTTCTATTTCGTATAACTCGTATACATCCTCAAATATACGAAAACTTTCTTTATTTTCCTCATTCCAATTAGCTCTTTTTTTAGTAATTACCTGTTTATCTCTAAGTTTTGGCTTAAGCTCTGTGAATAACTTTTTCACACCAATACAGTCAAAATAAGTGCGTCTCACCTCTGTATTAGGTATAGCTAAAGCTTCTTTTACAGTGACAGGTTCTATACTATTCCAGGATTCCTGTACAAACTTTCCAAAATCTTCAATACTTGGATGTGTAATAACATCTTTTTTGAAGTCTATAAACTCTGGATATTTAGCCTTCCAGAGTCTCAAAGCTTCAGTTAAAGAAAAGTCTCGTTGATTATTAACTATATACCTTTGTTGTTCGTATTTCATAAATAAAGTTTTTAATCTTCTTGAATAACGTCTTCTTCATTAATTTGTAAGTAAATATCTTTTTCTTCTGTTTGCATAATACCAATTCTAATATTTGGAATTACAAACTCCAAATGATCATCTTTTTCATAAGCATCTGTTAGTTGAAATGTATCATCATCCCATACATTTCTAAAATCATCATTGTTTTGACAATAGTCACTTATAAAATTGTTAATTTGCTCACTGAGAACTGAAGATATTTTATCTGTTTGAGCATGATGTTCAGAAGTTAAAAATCCATTTTTTAAATTAAAACTCACTTCAACAACAGCAGGTTCATCATACTCATCAACTTCGGTGTGTATGCTTATACTATCAAACCATAGTTTTTTTGGCACTGTAAATTTAAACTCACATTCTTTAACTTCTGTATCATCTTCTGAATAGTTATCAATTCCTACAAATGCTTCTTCATCGGCATCAAATGTAGCTTCACCTGTAGCACTAAATTCACCTGCCCATGATCCATAGTCTAATTCTCCATACATCATATCAACTAAATATGATGTATATTCATTTTCTACAGTTTTACCATCAATTTGAAAATAAGCCCATCCTGAATCTCCACCACCTTCCCAGTGGATTGTAAGATCTTTTCCATCTTTTACTTGTTGTTTACACCAGTCTAACACTGATGGTTTCACTTCAATTTTTTTAGCTTTCGCTGCTTTTTTACTTAATGACATAGTCTAATTTTTGTTCGTTAATTTCTTTTAACATTGCTCTACCTTCTCCTGGCTTATACATCCAGCCAACAATATTCATATTGTCTAGATAGTCTTTAATAGTTGGAATCCATCCAATATCTTCTTTTACATGTTGTTCTCCTAATGCTCTTACTGGTACCATTTTACCATCAGAGTTTGTAATATAAGTTCCAAACTTTTCTTCGCACCAAAAGATACCCTCTGCATGGTGTCTGAGGGTTCTGTGTCTCATGTCTGGATAGTGAGCTTTGGTTTCATCAAACCACGAGTGCAGTTTTAGGTAGTCATCAATGTGACCACCAAACTTTTTAACACTACTTATACTATGATGTAGTGGGTGGGACATACTCTTTTAAGTTTAAATTGTTATAAATTTTAATTACCATTTGAAGAAACTGATCATAAGTTTGTTCCATTTTACCTTTATTACAATGTTTACATGCTGTTAAGGTATTATCTAAAGTATATCCTACTGAAGAATCTATTCTATCTATCCCATTATATAATATAGGTACACCAGTTCTCACTTCATCAGTGCCTGGTTTAGTTATTCTATATATTTGGCTAGGAGGAGTGTCACAATAATGACACTTTTGTTGTAAAAGATTTTTAAATTCTTCATATGTAAGATGAAACTCAAGATTTCTTTCAGAAGCATGTCTTTTGTATGTATAAAACAAACTTCTATATCCTACTTCAGGATCTCTTTTATCTTGGTATAGATTTTTATAAGTTCTACAAGGATATTTACCACAACATACTGTAGTACCATTCATTATATTACCTACTTGAGCTTCCCATTCTTTGCCACATTTACATCTAACTTTAACTTTTCGTTGTCTATTTCTAGTACCTTCTCCAAGATAAGTTAGTAATGTGTCATGACCAGTTTTAGTCTTAATAATTTCACCTACTGTAAATACATGTTTCATAAAAGATTATTTAGTTGTACATTATAAATATACAACTATCTAATCGTTTTACCAAACTTATTTTTTAGTATAAATCTTCTGAAAACAATCTATTTTCAAAATCTATATTATGTCCATTAGCTGTATGAATTTGGGCACCTTCTTCTCTATCTACAAATCTATTTTTACTTGTAAGAAATCCTTGAACGTAGTTACCAACTTCTGTTTCTACACTTCTTAATCCTGTAATAGAAACCATTGTATACATACAATGACAATGTCTGTATCCACAGAATACTAAGCCTCTGTCACAGTTAATAGGTCTTACATTCTCAGGTATTTCTTTTTTAATTGGTATATCTTTATACCAAATAGCAGCACATAAAATGTATTCATTCATACTTTAAAATTATGTATTGGTAAATAGTCTTCTATATTTCCTCCCCATTTCTTTTGACTTGAAATGGCATGATGTAAAGGATGTGACATTTTAATTTATTTTTTGGGTAAAATAAGTATTAATTGATTGAACATCTGATCCAGACAAATCAAACCATTCTCCTCTTATACGTTTTTGTTTAAAAATTTCATGTAACTTTTTTTCATCAGATGATTTTCCTGAAAATACATGTAACATTTCAATAGTTGGTTTTTCTGATTGTAATGTTTTTTCTCTATATTTCGGATTTACAGATTTTCCTATTTTATAATAACCTGTATTTTTATCTATCATTACATAGATAAATGTAGATTTATCAGTTAATAATTCATCATCAATTTTTTTTAAATAAGTTATTTCAATTTCTTCTTCATATTCATAATCAAAAAGTTTATTAAATTCTTCATTTAATATTATACCTTTTACAGAAGGCATTCTTATACAATGATAAAATTTAGTAAAATCATGACCTGGATTAAAGGAAGTATTAGTTACTTTAAAATAAAATTTTGTGTTAATAGAATAATAATTACTTCGATAATAAAAAGTTTTATCATTTTTTTCTAAACCAAAAGCAGAACCTGGATTTATTATTTGATAAATTTTTTCTTTTATTGGAAAATGTTTTTTAATTTCACTTTTATTAATCCTAGCCCAGTTTATTAAATCATCTTTTTTTTTATCACCTTTTTCATACAAGTCATAAATTTCTTTTCTGAATATTTCAAGTTGATCTATTACGTTCATAATTTATTAATTTAAACGTGATTCACTAAATCCTAACTCTTTAGCTTCTAAAGGATTATTTTCTATCCAAGAATGGCATGATCTACATACAGATAACCAAGTACTCATTTTCAAATAGTTATCTCCTATTCTACCTTGCTTATGATGTATATCTGTACTTTTACCTGTACAACCAACAAGTTTTGCTTGACAGTTAGGATTAGCAATTAGAAATATATTGCGTTTCTTAGAATACTCATCCATTTCCACCTGTCTCTTTTTAGAGACAGGGGAGATGGATTTAGGTTTATCTATAGAGTACCAGCATTCTTTGCAATACTTTTCTTTACCATGTGATTTCCAGATATGCTTTTCTTTTTCACATCCTGCACATTTTTTAAGCTTTGCTTTGATCATCTTCTAATTGTTTTTCTGTTATTGTTTGGCGTTTTCTACGAATAATAACACCACTGCTAACAGATTTATTAAGAATA